TACTCGATCGTTTGTCCTGTTGAAGGTAGTTCAAGTTCATATACCGGTGTGGCAATCTTTGGTAAAGGCATGATGTCTTATAGAATTTTTTCAGTAATTTTATTTAGATGGGTTCACAGAAGTGTGAAATTTGCTTCTTCTTGAATTAGACGGGCATCATCTGGAGTAACTCTGTTTATATTTCTTCTGAAGGATGAGTCAGGGTTAACAGACGGATTATATAGATTTGACAATTGTTGAGAATTTGAATTTGCTTGACTCGATGGATTAAATCTTTCCGCTGGATTAGATCCTCCACCTGATCCAGTTTTACTTGGAGTCTTCAGCACAATATACCTGATATAACTCATTGATACAGTGACCTTCAAAAGAGATGATGAATCAAACGAAACTGGCATTGATGAAATACTCAAGGGGAATGATCTGACGAACTCATAAGTTAATTGTTGTTGATAATCCCTTTCAAACTTTATCACTTTCAATCCCTGATCAGCAATATAATCATTGGGATACTTTACCCTATAATTATATTCTCTTGATGCAAGACTTGGTGGTGCATCTTGAGTAGGACCAGTTCCTGCTGAGAATGGGTTGTTATCCTGATCTTCATTCATGATGTAACTAATCCATCCCTCAAAGAAACGGATAGCTGTGTAGTTCTTAGCATCAACATAGAAAGTCAGATCAATCCTATCATCAAACTGTCTTCTATATGCGTGCTTTTCAGTTACACCAGTGCGATCATTATTATTTTCAAGAGTTGCTAATTGTGATCCAGGAAGACTTGCCTCACAACATGCCAAATTTACATTATCTTGATTCACACCAAGAAAACTTCTAATCGCTTGAGGGAAAGAAAGTTGCACCTCAAAGTGAGAGGTAAGGGCAGGTCTTAGTAATGCTGATTTAATGTCTGATACAGACCTTGGAGTAGGCATCTATAAATAATTTTTAACCTTATATATTATGTATGGCAGAAAGCATCAAGAGTAAGTATAGACCATCATATCCAAGTAAATATAAAGGTGATCCCACTAATATTATATGTCGAAGTAGTTGGGAACGCAAGTTTTGTCGTTGGTGCGACTTGAATGAAAATATTTTACAGTGGGGTAGTGAGGAATTTCATATTCCGTATGTCTCCCCAGTTGACAGAAGAGTACATAAGTATTTCCCAGACTTCATTATAAAAGTGCGAGAGAGCACAGGTGAAATTAAAACTTACGTAATTGAGGTGAAACCTAAGAAACAAACTAAAGCACCAAAGAAACCCAAGAGACAAACAAAGTCATACATTTACGAATGCACTACTTGGGAAATTAACAAGGCAAAATGGAGAGCTGCTCAAGAGTTTTGTGAGGACAGAAGAATTGAATTCAAAATCATCACAGAGGACGAGTTAGGTATCAAATGAACCGTATCGAATCGATAAGACAAGACATTCAATCCGAGTCTAATGTTGATGACAGAATGGAATTGATAATGTATGCACTGAATGATACTGTAACACCAATACCTGAAGAGGGAAACATTTGTACTTTTAAATATTATGCAAAGACTCCCAATATTGAGTATGATCAAAACCCATTAGTTGCTGTAACTGAATTGTTCAACTGGGGGTTTCGTGGAATTAACTTTCACTACGGAGAGTATAGACAATATACATGGGAAGAGTTAGGAACTCAGGTATACATAGTCAATAGAACTGAACTTGACGATTTACTCTCATTACAATATGGAAAATTTGTGCTAAATAAATAAAAACCACCATATCTGATGGCATCGAAAACATCAAAAGTAAGTGTAGTTGACAGGGGAACCGCTGGTGGAAAGAGCTACTATAAGACCGATGTAACTACTCTTGCCGATGGATCGGTTCAAAGAGAAACATATAGAACTGATGCTCAAGGAAATAACAGCGTAAGAATTCAAAGTGTCACTGTCAATAGTGAAGGAACTGTTACTAAAGATGAAGTGTCATCGAACGCAACTGTCAATGAACAAAGAGATCTAAGAAATCCAAAATCTCAATTAAGACAAGGAATAAAAAATCAAGTTAACAATGCTGCCGGAGAACTTGCGGAAAATAATATTGATGGTGTAACAAAATCAACCCTTGATAAAGCTGCACTTGGGTCTGGTAATGCTGCTCTAAATGAAGTTCAAACATTAGAATCTCTCAACACTGCTCCTGCTTCTCAATCTCTTACAGTCGCAGACAAATCAGACACAAGAAAACAATTTCCAGACTGTATTTACCCATTAGATCTTGGAAAGACAAAACAAGATGTGATTCGATTCACAATGCTTGAATATGTTCCAAAAGATCTTAATACAAGTAATTTTGGATTTAGTGATAGAGCAGAGGATAGAAAAGGCATAGGAACTGTTGTTCTTCCAATCCCTGGTGGTATTCAAGACACTAACTCTGTTCAGTGGGCAGGTCAAAACATGAATGCTGCAGAAGCAGCGTTGGCAGATGTTGCATTGAGGGGAATCACTAAAGGTGCAGATGGTTTCTTTGGTGGCGTAAAAGACGTTGCAGATAAAATAGCATCAAACTCTGGTGAAGTTGGAACTGCTGTTGCGACCGCATTTGCTGGTGCTGCATCAGGAACTGGTGGGCAGTTATTAACAAGAACCACTGGTGCAGTCATCAACCCCAACCTTGAACTTTTGTTCTCTGGTCCTTCACTTAGGACATTCTCTTTTCAATTCAAAATGAATGCAAGAGAAAGATTAGAAAGTGCAGAGATTGTAAAGATTATTAGATTCTTCAAGCAAGGATCTGCACCACAAAAAAGTAATTCTCACCTCTTCCTGAAATCTCCTCACACTTTCCAGATTCAATACCTCCATAGGGGCCCAGGTGGTGAGGACAATCCTTTCATGAATAAAATAAAAGAGTGTGCCCTGCAATCTGTAGCAGTGAACTACACTCCTGAAGGAAATTATGCAACCTTTGATGATGGTGCAATGACATCATACGAACTCACACTACAGTTTAGTGAACTCGAACCCGTATTCAATAATGATTATGCTCAGGACAATGATGCTACTATAGGTTTCTAAAATGTCAAATTACTTCAGTCAAGTTCCAGATTTTGAATATGTTAGCAGACTTCCTGATGCGAAGATTTCTGACTTTATTCAAGTAAAAAATTTATTTAAGAAAGGAAAACTCAGAGAAGATATCTTTCAGAGTGTTGCTGTCTTTGAAAAGTATCAGATCAGAGGTGATGATAGACCAGATAATGTCGCATTTGATTTCTATCAAGACTCTAACTTAGATTGGTTAGTTCTTACATGTAATAACATCATTAACGTTCAAACAGAGGGGCCATTGAAGCAAACAGACTTTGATCGTTACATGCTTGAGAAGTATGGAGACTATGATACCCTTTTCAATGGAGTGCATCATTATGAGACCATTGAAATAAAAGATAGTAAAGGCATTATTATGATGCCCTCCGGTCTCAGAACCGACTCTACATTTGCATTCAAATATACAGATACCCAAAGTGATACCATAGTTGAGTTATCTAACATTGCAAAGGAAGTCACTAACTATGAGTATGAATCTCAACTTGAAGATGATAAAAGAAATATATTCTTACTGAAGTCCAGATACCTTAATATTGTTCGCGATGATATGGAGGAAATGATGGTATACAGAAAAGGATCCAGTCAATATAAGACTGAATCCTTGAAAACTGGAGATAATATCAGAATTTATAACTAATCACTCTTCAGCGAGTTTCTGGAAGTAAGACAGAGCATCATCCTCATCAGAGTCAGCAGACTTAGCAGGAGTGATGTCTGGTGCATTGAAGTCAGCAGCAGGTTCAGGTGCCTTTGACTTGAAGTCAGGAGTGAAAGATCCACGACCTTCAGACTCATCTTCCAGATCTTCCTCAAAGCGAGGACGGGAAGGAGCCTTCTGACCAAGAACCATCTTCAGACGATTCTCCAGTTGCTCATAGGACTTGAACTGATCTGCAGCAGTCAGGGCAGTAAGCGAGTACTCTTTTTTCCACAGGGCTTCAAGAGCATCGTCATCATCCAGGAGTGGTGCAACGCGATCAAATTCAGACGAGTCATAATTCCAGTAACCTTGAACCTTCTTGATCTTCAG